TTCTCGATGTACCATTGTCCACCAGGACCCTTGAAGGCATGACTCCAGACCTTTGCCCAAGGCATTTCCTCCCCATCGGGAGCAGGCAGGAATCGAATAACAGCATAACCATTGCCAGACTTGTCCATTTCAGGTTTCCAGAAACGTTCGTCGGCAGAAGAACCAGCAGCAGGTTGGTTCAGTTTCTCAATCTCTCGCGTCAGTTTGGCGAAAGTGTTACCAGCGGCAGACGCTTTTTTGAGAGATGCAAAAGACATAATCGTATTCTCCGTATTAGTTGTGTGTAGTTGTATTGGTTGACTACCCTGTAAGGATAGCACATTATTTAGTCGCGGTCAAGTTCCTGTTGTGCCGCTTTTTCAAGTGTCTCCACCATGGCATCCATGCACTCTACCAGAGTTTGATATCCAAAAGCATTAGACAAAGCATTGATGCGTGTTTTCATATCTGCTGCCTCTGGGTCGTCATATGACGCCAGACAAAGACGACCATAAAATGTTTTCTGTTTATCAATTAAATGCTTACACCGTTCAATGTGGTCTAACTTTTCTTCTTTAGACATCGTAGTTAATTGAGATGTCATCGATGCAACTTCCTGATAAGTATCAAAAATGTCTTGCATGTTCTTTTGAACTTGTTCTGACTTGAAAAAACTCATAGCTTTGTCCTTATAACTGTTAATATCTCACCCCTGTACTTGCTACAGTCCACCTTTAAAAACGGTTTGTATTTCAATACCCTCTTCCGAACATCTTTCCAGATAGGGTCCGATAATTTCTTGTCAAACTGTCCAATATATCCTAAACAAGTCTCAAATACAACGAGTGTTTCTAATGTTATCTCTCCCGAAAGATAATGTCTGAGGAGAGGGGGGTGCTGACCATCCTTTACTTCAAAGATTTTATCGAACTTATCTTGGTAAGGTGCTTCAAAGTGTGTGAGCAGGAGGTCTACGTCCTGTCTAAATTTATAAGAGAAGGACTCTTTATTTACCTTCCATCGTTCGTAATTACCGTCAGAGAACGATTTGATATATCCTTTAGGGTCTAACATAAAGTTAGCGACGAAGTAATCCAGGATTTTAGACCCCTCATACTTCGTCGCTAATTTCTTGAAGAAATAACGGTCACGCCTTTCCTCAAATGATTTTTCAGAGGCACTGACTTTGCCTCTGTATTTAACATAATCATAATTATCTCTAGTGAAGTGATTCTTCAATGCGAGATACATTTTATACACTTCAAACCCAGTCATAACAGCACTCATCAAAACAAATTGTAATTCAAATTCTTGTCAAAGTCAAACCATATTTGAGCAGGATATGCACCAATGCCTTCCCTTCTCAGTTGTCTATTTGTCTGTGCTTTTATTTCTTTCAGTGCTTCAACTTGATAAGACCATCTAATATCAGTATCTAATTTTTCTTTAGATATTTTCTTTGCATGGTCCCAATATGGTGTGTCATAAATGGATCCACCATGATAGATGAAACAAGTTGCCAATTCTATATTGTTTGCAATGAAACCCATGTGCTCATTTGTTTTTTCCAAACTCACACCGCACCACAAATACTCTCCCAAAAACTTAAGGGCACTTTGATAGAAGAATCCACTGAATGCTTCTATCGGTTCATAGAAGAAGGCACGATTCCCATTCTTCAAAACTCTACCATCGAAAAATTGTTTTGCGGAGTAACTTTTAAATTTAAATTCTCTTAGTTGAGACTCTTCAATGTCATCACAATAGGTTTTAAAGTTAGCAACTGCTTCATCTTTAGATGTTATCGTATCATTATATAAGTATCCAAAACTTTGTCTGGACTGAAGGGGAATACCAAACATCCAACCGTTAGGAGTTGCTCTATGGAGTGTGTAGTTATACTCCTCAGGTTTCGTATTATGTACTAAGCAACTGTTTAGACTAATATATTTACAGATATTATACTCAGAATAATCTTCTGGATAACCGCCACAATCAACTACGTAATCAAATTTATATTCATTTCCATCTATAAAGACTGCCGCTTCATTTTCTCGCGTCTCTATTTTATCTACATGTCCATGTATGACATGAAAATTTTCATACATCTCTTCAAATCTTTTGAATGCAAATCCTTTCAATGCTTGATTGTCAAAATGCATTCCATAAGATACTGGAGTTATGTGACCATAGAAATCCTTTTCTCTCCAATCAGCAAACTTAACTCCAAGTTTGAAAGTTGCATCTAATTCATGAGAATCTTCAAGCAAACTAAATCGTATTGCATCATATAACACAGATGGTATTTGGGTGCTAGTGCTTTCACCAACACCCAAGATGGGTTTTTGCGGATTGTATATGCTATAGACTTCAATAGGTTCAGGTGCATATGCAAGAAGAAAACATAAACTAAGTATTCCTGCTGTTCCTGTTCCTACTACAGCAATTTTCACAATGGCAACACTCCTTTCGATGATTGTTTCATATAATTGAGGCGTTGTGCTTCGTGCCTCAGACGTTCTTTTAGAGGTTTAGAGATTAGTTTAGGAACCGTTTCAAGTTCAATCTCATTCTCTTGGCAGTAAGTTACAACTGCTTCAATGTAAGTAATGAGACCGTTACTACGCTTCACCAAACGTTCAATTTCTTGAGAGAATTTGGTGGGGGTTAGAAACTTATCCTCCAGTTGTTCTTTAGGCATTAGTTCTTCCCCTAACAAATTCTTCGATATAGGACTTAAGTAGCTGTAAATAGTCATCAAGATTGTACTTCTGAAATGTTTGAATAGTTCCCTCTTCGGTGGCGATAAGTGTGACAATTTTCTTTACCTCTAATCCTGAACGCTCAAGGAACATCGCTGCATATGCAGTCTCTTGCACAAAGTAGTGCTCGATGTGCGATTCCTTTTTTTCTTTAGTTGAGGTTTTAAAATCGATTACTGCCAACTCGCCATCAAATTCAGCAATACAGTCTACACGACCAGCTAAACCGAGATAGTGAGAGTATAGAAAAGTCTCAAGGCAATGAATGTTGTTGATACGATTCAGCGTAGACTTTGCTGACTGAAACATTCTAACAGATAATGGATTATTTTCCAAGTACTTGTCGATGTTTAGTTCACCTTTGAAATAGTCTTCAGCAAGGGCATGAAAGGCAGTGCCTCTCTGAGTTGCTCTAGCAGTAATTCGATTTGCCTCGGTTTCACCTATTCTTTTTCGCCATTCGGCAAAGAACTGCGCGTTCTTAAACGATGTGATAGAGGTTACGCTCGGATAATATTTATCTGCCCCAGGAATGGGGTAAAAACGAGTACCGTCTTTAGTCACAGGTTCAACCTCCACATGTTCGTGAAGGTTGACATCAATAAAATTAAACATCAGAAACCTAGATTATATTTTGTAAGTAGATACGACTTAACCAGACCAGAACGTACAATATCCTCAATACCAAACTCTACACAAGTAAACTCACGCATACTCTGAAGAATTTTGATGAAGTCTGCAATACCAGACCTCTCATTCTCTTTAACAAGGTCAGTCTGTGTGATATCACCACACAGCATAATCTTAGAGTCTTCACCGATACGAGTAATCATCGAATCGAGTTCATGGAAGTTAAGATTGCTGAACTCATCGACAATAACAATGGCATTGTCAAGAGTGACCCCACGGATAAAACTAGTAGACCAGAAAGAAATAGTTTCTTGTGCTCTGAGGTTGTCATAAAGCATGTCAAATGAATTGTCATCAGGCATACTAAACATATACCTCACCATATTTTTGTATGGGATTTGGTAGAGAGCAGACTTATCTTCATGGTCACCAGGAAGGAAACCAATCTCTCTGGTAGGGACAAGAGACCTTACAATGTAAATCTTATCATAAGGTGTGTGTTCGTCAAGTACTTCTTGAAGTGCAAGGTAGAGCGTGATAAAAGTTTTACCTGTACCAGCAGCACCATGAAGTAGAAGATTCTGACCCAATGCATACTGCTCAAACACAGTCTCTTGATTGGGAGTTAGAGGATTGATAGGCACCATATAGGACTTATCAATTGGTTTCTTTCTCCGAATCTGCTTAGCAGTCATATTAGAAACAGGATTACTAGTTGTATTCCTTTTACGGGCTCTTGGCATATCAAGTAAAACGACTAAGGTTTGCTCGGGGGTGTGCTTTCTGCACTTTGGTCATCACCTCTTTGAATCCGTCAGATTGTTTGGGTTGTCCATAGGTTACCCCACCGACTCCTGCCATCCAATCTTTGTCCCAGTCAGGATTTTCTCCTCTCCAGGTATCGTATTCTTTCATGGTCATGGAGAGTTCTTTTTTCTCTCCAGTGACCTTATTTATTACAGGGTAAGTAGGCATCTTAGCACTCCTCTTTTTTGTATAGTTTACGGCACTTCTTTACTTCTTTGAGTTCGTCTTTGATCATCTGGTATGCATCTTCAGGAGAAATCCGTCTAGACATTTCCATAGCAGTGATGACTTCTACACGAGTTCCGAAGTGCTTAAGTGCCTCTTCAAAACAATTTAGTTCTTCATACATCAGTCAATCCTCAGAGATGGTTGAATGCAGTTGCACTCGTCAAGGTGCTGGGAACACCCGCAATCGCCTTCAGGGCACCATCCAAGCGCCTCAGAGATGGTCGGGAACTGGCAGATGAAATGCTGCTTACACATCTCTGCAACGTCCTGGTGCTCCTTCTGGGTGCCGTGAGCGCAACGAAGGTCAATGTAATGCATCCAGGAGCGTACAGAACCCGTCATGTAGATTCTGGTAGGCACTGCCATAGGAAGAATCATGCGAGCACATTCCTTTGCCACGCCAGCATCCAACATCTCCTTGTAGACATCCATCGTCTGCTTGAAGTGATACTGCATCCAAATTTCAAACTTCTGTTTGACAAAGGGGTCAAGGTCATCGATACTCTTCTGACGATTAGTAGTATCCTGACGACGAAGTTCAGGTAGAGGAATCTCATCACCAAGCAGAGACGAATCTGCATAGCGTTGAGAAAACTCTTGGAATGTGAAACTACGGTGCCTCAGGATTTGAGCTGCGATTGCCCTGGTGGTATTAATCTCCAGGGTCATATGTGCTTGCTCAAAGATGCTCCAGTGTTGATGCTTGATACAATACTTGAGCAGACCTGCAACCTTTTCGTTCTCCTGATTGGCAGGATTACTCACACGAGCAACATAACCAATAGTTTTCTCTGCGTCAGGAGTCACAGAAACAAGGCATACTTTAGTCATTCTTATCAAATAAAATACGAGAGATTAGATACAGTCCAAATGCTTTAAGGTATCCAATGGTAGCAAGACTAAAGATACCTGGCATTAACCAGTTCCATAATAGCATAAGAACTAGGGGTTTGGTAAAAAAACCAACTAATTGAGAAACTGCTTTAAGTGCTGCCTCTTGTTTTTTCTTTTCTTCTATTGCTTGAGTTTCTTCTTCGTCTTGCTGCTCAATAGCACGCTTGTCGAAGTAGATTGTCATTTGGTTTTCTTTTTCTTTGCGTTTGGATCGTTCCATAATTTAGGATTCACTCTACCTTCAGATTGCGTCATACTAATTAGGTCATGTCTATACAAGTCCCAATAGTAATCAAAGATTTCTGACCGTTTGTTACCATAAACTAGGTCAAACTTAGTCATACCATCTTGTAAGTATTCAACAAGATAAGCAGTGTAAGGAAGTGACCTATCTTGTGCAAGAGAAGGGTCACAATCCTTGGTGATAAACTTCAAGAGCGTCCTCCCCACTCAATGCTAGGGAATGCTTCGGATACAACTGCTTTAGTAATTCTCTTGTATTTGTCGGTCAGACGACCATCTTTAACGAGACACAAGAGTTCTGCTTCTTCGGCAGAGAGTCCCTCTAGAAGTTGCACAAACATAGACTCGCGCTTCAATCCAGGAAGTTTAGCACCACCTTTAAAGAAGCGATACAAACCACGATACTCTTGTTCTAAACGAGAGTGGTCTGTACCAACGGGTGCATCATTAGGAGTATAAGGGACATCTCCTTCAGGAAGTTCAGATATAACACTATCATCAAAGTTGATAATCAACAATTGACGAAGTGCATTACTATTGTGTTTGCGAAGTATTGAAATCTTTTCATCCTTCGTTTTTGCGTTAGAGACTTTTCTCAAAATCTCACTAATTAGTAACCGAGCGTTACTATTTTCCATACTGCGTGGCATAATTAACTCCTTTTAATCATTCATCATCATCTTCATCTTCAAACTCAGTCCAATATTGTGTGTCTGGTCTGATGTAGATAAGTTCGTCGTGTAACATGTCACCATTTTCATCAAACATTTCTGGATGTGTGACTGATTTTGCATAGGCAGCGTTTTCAATAAAATCTTCAACGTAACCTTTTGCTAACCATGAAACAGTGATGCCAAGAATAAATGCGCCGATGGTAACTAAAACTGATAGTGCAATTAACATGGTTTCCCCCCGTCTAACCGTTTACAATAATATGGAAACCAACCTCCCCCTATGTGTGAACTTGCTAATATTTAGTCCATTAAATGAATCCGCTTTCTCTAAGATAGCGAACAGTATCAGTGCATCCACCCAGACGTTTAGAGTCTAGCAGAACTTGAGGGAAAGTGCTACCTGCACCAAACTGTTTGTAAAAATCTTCTCTACTAAAATCCCTATCTAATTGTTTTTCAGTGTAGGAATAACCTTTCCCTTCGAGCACTTGTTTAATTTGTGTGCAATAGGGACAACCAGTTCTTGTGTATACTTGAAAATTCATAATACCTCCAGAATAAAAAAGGGACTCCGAAGAGTCCCATTGGGTGTTCCGACTTGTAGAGAGACCGCACGAAAGGTCTCTCTAGTATTTATCAGAAGCTATACTTCAGACCTGCCTTGGTGCCGTAGGAACGGTCAACACCAGCAACGCCGCTGCCGACGAAGGAGACTTCGCCATAAGCAGACAGGTTCTCGTTCAGACCAGCAGACAGACCTGCCTTACCCGAAGGAACGGTGTCAGAAGTACCACCGTCGGGAGCAACGATAGTAGCGCCGCCTTGGACGTACCAAGCAGCGGACTCACCCAGAGCACCCTCATAACCGATATGGGTATCGATGTTGGTGCCAGTGTCGTTTGCG